ATTGAGCAAAGCTCTGTACCCCTACAAGAGAAACAGCTTGGTATTGCCAAAATTGGTGAACAACTGGCTCAAAGCCAAATTCAAACAGCACAAGAACTTGCGATGCTCGACTTGCAGCAACGTGAGACAGGCATTGAAAGAATCAAAACTATAGAAGAAGAGAACGAATTGCTGCAAGCAAAACTGCAAGGCAATGAGGCAGAGGTTTTGCTTAGGCAACAGATTGCGCAAATAACGAAAGATACAAAAGGATTGGACGAAGGGCAAGTCAAAGCACTTTTAGAGCGCAACAACGCCCTCAAGCAACAGATTGATGCTGCCACTCAACTTAAAGAGCTTTATGCCGACATTGGTATGTCCATTAAGGACGGTGTTGTTGGCGCTATCCAAGGCGCCATTGATGGCACAAAGAGCCTGCAAGAGGTTGCTACCAACTTGCTGAATAACATTGCCAACAAGCTGCTGGATGTAGCTGTCAACCTTGCCTTGTTCGGTGCAATGTCTGGCACTGGCACTGGTGGCGGCTTGCTTGGCGGTTTGTTTAAGCGTGCTGGCGGCGGCAGCGTTACCGCTGGTCAGGGTTACCTCGTCGGTGAGCGTGGTCCTGAACTGTTCATGCCTGGGCGTAGCGGTGGTATCGCTCCTGCGGGCGGCTTTGGTGGCGGAGCGAATATTGTGGTTAACGTTGATGCCAATGGCACTAGCGCGGGTGGTGATTCCAGTAAGGCTGGTCAACTAGGTAAGGTCGTCGCGGCTGCTGTGCAGGCAGAATTGGTTAAGCAACGCCGTCCAGGAGGCATCCTCGCATAATGGCTACCTTCCCTGCAATTCAGCCGAGCTACGGCGCAGAAAAAAAGAGTCAACCAAAACTTCAAGTCATCAGCTTTGGTGATGGATATGAACAGCGCGTTTCGTTTGGGATTAACCAAAACCCAAAGGTTTGGTCGCTGTCGTGGGTCAATATTACAGAGGCAAATTCTGATACCATCGAAGCCTTCTTAGATGCGCGTGCAGCCGATGGCGCCTACTTTGATTGGCAGCCACCTGATCAAGCAACATCATCTAAATGGGTTTGTCCTGAGTGGAACAAATCTATAACTTATACAGGTCGCGCAACAATCACCGCAACCTTCCGCGAAGTATTTGAGGCATGACGACACCTACCTCAATTCAAACCGAGATCCAAAAGCTGGATCCGTCAGCCATTATCGAGCTGTTCCAGTTGCAGCTCACGCTGGCGGTTAACGGTATTGACACCACCTTTTACTACCACGCTGGCACCAACGACCTAACTGGTGATGTGGTGTTCCAGGGGATTACCTACAGCGCCGCACCGATTGAAGCTGACGGCTTTGAACTGATATCAAAGGGCACTTTGCCACGTCCATCCATGCGGATCGCTAATACCACTGGCGCGATCTCGGCATTGCTGCTGGCGTACAACCCACTGCAGGCCAAGGTCACCCGCATCCGTACCTGTAAAAAATTCCTCGATGCAGTCAACTTTGTCGGTGGCGTTAATCCAAGTGCCGATCCAACTGCAAAGTTTGAGGATCAGATCTGGTACATCGACCGCGTATCCAGAGAAAACGCCCAACTCGTCGAGTTTGAACTGATCAGCAAGCTGGATCTGACCAACCTGCAGCTTCCCGGCAGGCAAGTGCAGGACTACTGTCCATGGGTGTATCGCGGCGTCGAATGTACCTACAACGGCACCAGTTGCTTTGACGTGAACGATAATCCGACGACCGCTGCCAACGATGTTTGCGGCAAGCGGTTCAATAGCTGCAAAATCCGTTTTCAGTCACAAGGTATTTCGAGCTATCCGCATGGTGGTTATCCTGGCTCCCGCATCCAGATCTGAGGCTGAACGGCACGCCAAGTCGGCAGCGCCCTACGAAGCCTGCGGCGTGGTGATTCAAACGCCAACGGGACAGATGTATTGGCCGTGCCGCAATGTTTGCGAGCAGCCGGAGCAGCATTTTGTCATGCATCCCCGGGACTACTACCGTGCCTCATTGAATGGTGAGGTGCTTGCTGTTGTCCATAGCCACCCCAAAGGCGGTCCAGCCAGCGAACTTGACCAGCGTGCCTGCCTGCAAAGCGGGGTGCCATGGCTGATCTACTGCCTACCGGAGCATCAATGGCTGACTATCAATCCCTGATCGATCTGGAGTGGAACGACGAAGGGCGGGATTGCTACACGATGGTGCGGGACTACTTCAGGCTGCAGGGCGTGGAGCTGGCGGACTATGCCAGACCGGATGATCTGGAAACCACGCCCAGCATTTACTTGCGGGAAGCCGAGGCGTTGGGGTTCAAGCGGGTGGCATTTGAGCAACGCAAGCCGGGCGACGTGGCGATCATGAAGCTGGGTACCATCGAACCGATGCACGCGGCGATCTTCGTGGAGCCATGGCGGATTTTGCACCACATGCGCGACCGACGTAGTGGTGTGGAGTGGCTATCCAGCTACTATGTAAGAAGCATTGCTGCGGTCTACCGATATGCAGCGGGTCTGCCTGATGGGTGAGTTGGGCGAACGCTTCGGCGCTGAGCACACCTACTACAACCTGCGAAACGGCGCTGACGCGATCAAACTTCTGTGCATCAACATGCCGGAGTTTAAAGATTATTTGTTGACATCAGAAGAAAACGGGATTGGTTATCAAGTTATTCAGGGCGGTGTTGATTTTGAATATGAAGATCTACTTTTACCGTTTGGCGAGCGCGAGTTAGTCATTGTTCCAGTTGTTAGTGGCAGTGGTGGTGGCAGCACCGGACAAATTTTGGCAGGAGTGGGATTGGTGGCTTTTGCAATCCTCACGGCTGGAGCTGGTGCTGGATTCCTAGGACTTGGCGCTGGTTTGACAGGAACAGCGGCTACAGGTCCTTTGGCTGTTGGTTTTGCGGTTCAAAGTGGTTTTGTGCTCGGCAGTGCCGCCTCCACAATTATCGGCGCATTTGGGGCGAGCCTACTTTTAAGTGGGGTAGCTTCAGCGCTCTCGCCGCAACCTCAAGTGCCAACGCTTGGTGGGTATGGCGGAAACACGTACGGCGGGAGCGGTCGGATGGGCAGCCGCAACCGCACCAACGGTCCAGAAAATGTCACCTCCGGCATCGACGGTCAGCAGTCCTACGCCTACACAGGCGCTGCAAACTCTGTCGGTGTTGGCGCCACGGTGCCACTGGCTTACGGCAAAGTGCTGATCGGCAGCCACCTGCTCAAGTCCAAATTCCAGATTGCCGACGAATCTGATCCGGTGCTGACCAGCCTTCGCGCACCAAGCACTGACACAATCCGGCTGGGCAACGAAATACTGACCAACGAGTTTTCCGATAAGTCCGGTGTTATTGCCCGCCGTGTTTATCAGACAGCATTTAATACGCAGGCATACTTCGACCCTGTTAGCGCATACGGCGTCACCAACAGCACGCAACTAATCCGCACCGACGTTCAAAACGAGCGCCGTTATGCATCGCTGCAGGTCTACGGCGGCTATCTAGCCAGCGTGGAGCAATACTCCGATTTCAACGTTGCACTATCACTCGAAAACGGTCTCTACGATCAGGCTGGTGGCACTGGTACAACTTATGTTGATGGCTACATCAGCTACGAGATCAAGGTCTACCGAGGCACTGTTTTAGATGATGGCTTCCTCGTCGCCGCTGACTCCGCCACCATCCAAGGTCTGATTTTTGAAGGCCAATTCTTCGGCTGGATGCATCGCTTGGAGTTGGGTGACATTGAATCCGAAAGCATTGTCAGCGTTCAAGTTGAAGTGATCTCGGCGGAAACTGTGGCCAATGGTTCCACCGGCTCCAACCCGATCTACCTTCGCCTAAATAGCGTCGGCTACCAGCTCTACTGACATGGCACTTAATTCCGTCACAACAATCAAGGTGCTGGATCTTCTCTGTGAAGGTCCGATTGGTGGCGTCATTAACGGCCTGCAGGGTACATACCTCAACGAAACGCCAATTCAGAACAGCGACGGCACCTATAACTTCAAACCCGAGGATATTTCGTCCGCCTCTTATGTTGGTGCGGCACGTCAGGGTGCAACGTACTGGTT